GCAGATGATGGCACCGCAGCAGCAAGTGATTGATCCGCGCGCTCAGTACGAACGGCAATCTCAACTGGCTGACATGCTGATGCAGCAATCTCAAAATTATGTTCCAGACTCAGGTGTTGCTGGTGCTCTGGCGATGATGGCCAATGCATGGGCCGGCAAGCGGGCAAGCGGCAAGGCTGAAGGCGCGCTGTCCAAGGTCTTGGAGCAGGAGGCCGCAGCGAAAGAGGCAGAGATGCGTCAGTCGCTGGAAGCCGAAGCCGCCAAGCGCAAGGCTGAGTTTGAGGATGCGATTAAGCTTGAAGCGGCAAAACAAGGATTAAAACGTCCTGACCTGATTGCTCAGTTTGAAGCCGCTGGAATTGATCCGAGGTCACCAGAGGCGCAACAGCGAATCCTGCAAGGAACCGGGCCGCAGACATCCGTGAACGTCAATACGGGTGAGAGACAGGAACGGTTTCTTTACGGTAGTGACGCCGGGCTGCCTGCTGGATGGAGAATTGACACCCAGACCGGGCAGGCCAGCCAGATACCGGGTGGGCCTGCAGCATTGGAAGCAGAGCAGAATGAGAAGAAGTCGGCAGGTCGCGAAAGTCAGAAGGCTGTGACGCAAGGCGTTATGTTTGATGAGATCAGCCGGGCGCTGGAGGTGATTGAACAAAACCCGAACATGGCCGCCGGTCCTTTGAGTGTTGTCGGCCAGTTCCTGAATGTAGGGCCGGCCAATAAGCTGGAAGGCAGGCTTGAGGCGATCAAGCCCAACATTGCATTTGAAAGGCTGGATCAGATGCGGCAAAACAGCCCGACTGGGGGAGCTGTTGGCCAGTTGTCGGACTCAGAGCGTGAGGCGCTTTCATCTGTAATGGGCAGCTTGCGCCAGACGCAGAGCCCTGATGATCTGCAGTACAATTTGCGGCGGCTGAACAATCTGATTATTGACGCTCAGCACGGCAATTCTGATCAACGTGCTGAGCTTGTTCGGTCTGGTCAAGTGTCTGCTGAGGTGAACGATCAGATTGAATCGCTGTACATGCCGCTGGAGCAGCCAAAGCAGCAGCAATCAGCCGATCCCGAGCTTGACAATCTGTTGCAAAAGTACCTGAACTGATGGCCACAATCGAACAACTCAAAACGGCGCTTTTCAACGCTGATAAAGCCGGTGACGCGCCCGCGGCCAAAAGAATAGCTCAGGAAATACAGCGTTACCGAAATGCCGGTGTAACCGACGTTGATCCCAATGAGGGCATCGGTTTTGCTGAGCAGGCCATGATCGGGCTGGGAAGGTCGGCAGACAAGACTGGGCGCGGCATTGCAGAACTGGCTTTGCGTGGTGCCGACATGCTGGGTTTTGATTCGGCTGGACGGAAAGCTGATGACCTTCAGGCTACCGGCCAAGCGAACACGGAAGTGTTCAAGCGCAACGCTACTGGCACCATGAAGGGTGCTGAGCTTGCTGGAGACATCGGACAGTTCGCCATCCCGGCAACAAAGATCGGCGGCGTGACTCGGGCCGCATCCCTACCCACTAGGGCAGCGGCACAGTCAATCGGCGCGATCGGTACCGATGCAATCCAACAGCAAGGCGAGGGGCAGGAAGGCATTGATACAGGCAGATCAGCATTAACAGGCCTGTTTGCTGGGTCTGCTGAGTTTGCAGCACCGGTGGTGGCGAGAGCATTTGCCGCAGCATCCAAAGGATTGCGCGGGGATGAGTCCACGGTTGAGGTCGGCCGTGCAGTAGCGCGCGAAATGGGCATAGCTGATGTGTCTGATGAGCTGGCAAAGCAGCTGGCTGGTGCCGTTGATGAGATCAAGGCCGGGGCAAAGCCTGGCGCTCTCATTGCAGAGAAAGAGTTCGGCTTCAATTTGACGCGCGGCCAAAAGACCGGCAGTGAAAAGGCGCTGAAGCGTGAGGAATTGCTTCGGCAGATTGATGCCGGTAAAGAGGTTCAGGCTCTGGACAAGTTCAACGCTGGCCGGCAAAGCGAGATTGTGCGCGATCTGACCGGTGGTCTTGATTCGCCACAGACAGCCGTGGACAATGTGCAGTCAGCCGTCACGCGCAAGTTTGCCGAAGCCAAGGATGTAGAAAAGGGCGCTTGGAAGTTTGCCAAATCCAGCGACCTGATCGCATCCGGCAAACTGGCTGATGACTATTCACAGCGAACGATTGATGCGCTGCGTGCTGATGGCCGGATAGTCACAGACAAGATTGCACCAGAGGCAAGGGGCGTCATTGATGCCGTTGATGAAGTGCTGCGACGTGCGCCTGATGGAAATGTGGACTTCAGACAGATACAGGAAGCGCGCCGGGTACTGACCAAGAGCCAAGGCACGGTTACAGACCCGTCATCAAGAGCAGCGATCGGTATTGCCAAAAAGCAGCTTGACCAGTCGCTGGATGATCTGACTGAGGCAACAATACTCAGCGGCGATGTCGAGGATATCAAGCGGCTCAAAAACGCCATTGGCATCAGCCGTGGGGTGTTCAAGAAGTTTTCAGCGTCCGGCAAAGGCGACAAGGTCGGCAAGGTGGTTGAAAACATCTTGCAAAACGGCAATTTGGATGATCTTTCTGCTGCAGTGCTGGGGTCTGCATCAGTGTCACCCCGCGCGGGCGTCAATTTCGCCCGAGCCGTCAAGCGCACGCTCGGCAAAGACGCGCCAGAGCTTCAGAACGTGCGTCAGGCCGTGCTGCTCAAGGCCGCCACCAAAAAGACCGGCGATGAATTGGGCATGCAGGCATTTAGCAGCAACTTGAAGTCACTGCTGAACACAAGTCGTGACCTGATGGGCGAATTGTTCACGAAAGAAGAAATATCAAAGATCGGCAGGCTCACCCAGGCGCTGGATTCCATGCAGATGCCGGGAATCATGGGTCGGTCATCAGGTACTGCAGAAAGAATGATCAGGACTCTGGATGTGATAGGACAGACTCCATTGGTTGGACAGCTTGCGAATGCGGCCAAGTTCTTGATGATGCGCGGTCAGTCCAAGGCTGCCGTAGCACCAATCAGTCAGGCCGGCACAGCGCCACTGTTACCGGCTGCTGCGGCTACTCAATCCAGCAACCGTTGACAATGCGGGAATACAGCTGGATAACCACGAAAGGCAACAAAATGAGAATGGCGGGCAGGACACCCATCGTGGCTTTGACTGCCATGAGAGACGAAAAAAATAGGAATTGAACCATAATGCCGATGTACGACTATCAATGCAGTCACTGTAACACAGATTTCACCTTGTTCCAGTCAATGCAGGAAACGTCACCACAGACGCGGTGTGGATGCGGTGAAATGGCCAATAAGGTATATCATGCACCGATGGCATTCGTTGAATCCGAATGTCCGCCGCATCGAGCGCCGAAAACCGGTGAGATCATCACCAGCAATGCACAAAGACGCGAGTTCATGGCGCGAAATAACTTGATGGACGCCAACGACTTCACGCCTGACTTCATCGAGCGAGAACAGGCAGAGCGCAAAAGAAAGAACGACCAGGCGGCAGCGAAAGCTTACGACTATCTGCCGAATGGAATGAAACCCGAAACCGTATTGAATGAGGTGCTAGATGGCAACTGATAAAGACATGGACGAAGCAATGGGGCTTGACGTTACTCAAGACGACAACCAAACCGATGATCAAGTTGTTGATCAGGTAGATGATCAGGTAGATGAGTCTGCAGAGGCCCAAATCCCTGAAGAGCTTCAGGCCAATCCCGCATGGAAAGAAGAGGCTCGGCAAGCATGGGAATCTCTGCTCAGCAATCAGGAATATCATGCCCAGCTGAAGCCGCTGCGTGATCAGTTCCAGTCTGATTATCAGTACCGAACACAGCTAGAACAGGAACGGGCAGAGCTTGCGCAGCAGGCGCAGATTGCTCAGCAGTTCCAGCAGGTATCTCAGCAGTATGGCGATTTGCTGCAGGGACGTGATCCGCTGCAGATGGCCAGCCAATTGTTCTATGCCGCCAAGCAATTGCAGTCAAATCCCCGTGATACACTGCAGCGGCTGGCGCAGCAGTACGGGGTAGATCTGAATCAACTGGCGGACGATCAACCGTACGTTGACGAAACCACCAGACAACTGCAGGGCCAATTGGAGGCCATGCAGCAACAGTTTCAACAGCAGCAGATGGCGCAATATCAGGCGCAGCAGCAGCAGTTGATACAATCGGCCAGAGCTTTCGAGTTCGAGACCGACGCCGAGGGCAAACCGCTCAGACCTTATGTAGCCGATGTAGCGCAGGAAATGCTACAGCTGATGCAGTCCGGCTACGCTCAGGATTTTCAGACCGCCTATGATCGCGCAATCCGATTGCGTGATGATGTTTGGGAGAAAGTCCAGAAAGAGCAGGGCAGAAGCGGTGCGCAACAGCGGACGGAACAAGCAAGAAAAGCACAGGCTGCGGCTTCGGCAAATCCGAAGCGAAGCAAATCCAGCGTTACAGCGCCGAAAGGTGTCGAGGACCTGGACGATGCGTTGGATCGGGCGCTTGCAGAACAAGCCGCCTGAGATTTTCATCTTGTCAATTTGAGTGAGGTAGTAACATGACCATCAATGTAGGCGATCTTGTCGCCACCACGATGCGCCATTACACGCCCAAACTTCATGACAACATTTCCAACAACAACGTCTTTGGTTATCACCTGAAGAAAGACGGCGCTGTCAAGGAATATGTCCATGGAGGCCGAAACATTTCGGAAAGCGTGCTGTATGGCTCAAACGATTCCGTCAAGTTCTTTGACGGTTACGAAACGTTCATCCCCCCAACCAACAATCAGGATGTGATCGACTTTGCGACCTACGAATGGAAGCAGCTGGCCGGGTTTATCGCAATTTCCTCACGTGAGGAAATGATCAACCGCGGCGAAGCACAGATTCGTGATTTCGTAAAAACGCGATTGGAGCATCTGAAGGCCAATCTCGGCAACGCTTACGCCACCTCGCTGTATAGCGATGGTACCGGCACGGGCGGAAAAGAGATCGGCGGTTTGCAGCTGCTGGTTGCCGACGACCCAAGCGCATCAGGTTCAGTTGGGGGAATCCCGCAGAACACGAATGCATTTTGGCGAAACAAAACCAGCACGAAAACCATAACGGCTGATACGATTGAAGGTGACATGCAGGATTTGTGGCTGTCAATCATTCGTGGTCAGGATCGTCCGACCCGAATCTACGCTGACAGCGTGCTGTACAGACTGTACTGGTCTGCACTGGTTGACAAGCGTCGTTACATGGAAGCGACCGAAGCGGAAGGCTCATACAAAGGCCTGGCTTTTGAGTCTGCTGCTGTGTACTTCGACGATCAGTGCCCGGCCAAACACATGTACTTCCTGAATCTCAATGACCTGAAGTTGCGGACGGTGATCAAGTCCGTGTTCAAGGTTCATGATTCACGGAACATCACCAATGCGCTTTATTCGGTGACACCGATTGAAGCAATGTGCAACCTGACGACAGGCCGACGTGCATCGCACGGTGTCCTGATCGACGATTGATGAGGTGATATCATGAGTGCAGGAATCAACTTTTCCAGTGACACCGGGACGGTATTCTCGAACTACCTTTCCGCCGCACCGCAGGCGCTTTCCGGCGCAGGCGCTGTGACTGTCACCCAGTACAAGACCAACGTCACCACCACGGGCGCAAATGCTCTGACCCTGGCCGATGGAACTTTCCTCGGGCAGCGCAAGGGCATTCAGCTTATTGTGGACGGCGGTGATGGTACATTGACACCGGCCAATCTGACCGGCGGCACCACCATCACATTTGCTGATGTTGGCGATCGCGCGGAACTGATCTGGGACGGGTCAAGCTGGGTTGTGATCGATCTGTACAACTGTGCAGACGGCGCGACCGCTCCGGTACTGGCGTAACCATTCTGCGGCCTGGCACTGCTGGGCCGCTTTTAACCGAGGATTGACATGATAGGCCACGATAATTCCGTACAAGACCCGCGCCATTTGGCAGAGATTGAAAACGCCATACTGCACAACGGGGAAAAGCCGAAAGTCATCGCATGGTTTGTTGACCACGCGCTGCGTGATCACAAGGCAGAGCGCGAACAGCAGGAACGGATACGGCAAGGGTCAGCAGAAACAGCACGACCGTTCTGGAAAACGGTGCCGTACATACGAAAGCACTACAAGGGACAGGCAGACAGTATCGCACGCGCCGCCACGGATGAAGATCGCCGGGAGTTTGCCCAGGAATGGGCCGACTATCAGGCCAAGCGGGAATTACCGAGCAAGCACAGCATCAAATTGCTGCCCGGCAACAATGTTTGCACGCAGGCAGCATTTGATGAATTAGGGCTGACAACGATCGAAGATTTCATGGATCACGTCGCAAAGCATCCAAACATTCTGGAAGTATTTGACGAATTGATCCCGCTGCATGAAGCAGCAAAGCGGTGGCAGACATTCATGAAGCCACGCCTCAAACTGATCAATGGCGAGGTGAGAAGTGATTGAGATTAACGGCAAGTTGTATGCCAAGGGCATACATGAAATTGGCGGCGAAATTATTCAGGTCATTGATGCCAACACATACCGGACTGTCAAGCGAACAACACCGATCAGCCAATCAAAACCACAGCCAATCCCCCAAGATGGGGGCATCAACATCAACACCGCTGATGAAGAAACCCTCACGCTTCTGGACGGTGTCGGCAAGGCCGGTGCAAAGCGCATCATCGCGCACCGGCCATATGCCGCTGTCTCCGAACTGACTAGAGTGGGGGGCATCGGCCAGAAGATCATTGACAAAAACGCGGATGTGATTGTGCTGTGACCGTTTTATCAGACATTCTCGACACAGTTCTGGATGAGACCGGCTTTGACCAGCCGTCCAGCTACTTCGGGAACACATCACAGGCAGCCCGGCGCGCTCGGGCCATGGCCAATGCCAGCATCCGTGATCTGGTCAATCTGAAGCATCGCGCATTGATCAAGACCGAAGAGCTCAGCCTGACTACGGCACAGCTTTATGACATGCCTGCTGATTTTCACGGATTTATCACTGATACCATGTATGAGGATGGAGAAACATGGCCGGCAGATTTCCCGACATCTGACCAAGCCTATGCTTTGTTGAAAACGTCCGGCATTAACTCCGGCATCTTTCTCAATGTCCGCGTGATCGGCAATCAATTGGAGGTGTTTGATCCGGTTGATGGAAATACTCTGGTTTACACCTATCGCAGCAATCATCCTGTGCAGGCTACCGGAGGCGGATCCACGAAACCCAAATACACCGCCGATACCGATGTATGGCTATTGGATGATGACCTGCACACGCTCGACATCATATGGCGATGGAAGAAGCTGCACGGCATGGATTATCAGGATGACCTGGCCATGTACAAGCGCTACGAAAAGAACTATCTCGCGCGTGATGGCGGTTACCGATCGCTGCAGATGAACGGCAGCGACTTCAACTACTACCCCGCGCCGCAGTTTGATCCGTGGGTTGATTGATGGCCGTTGTTGCATATCCGGCTCCGGTCGGTGGTTGGAATGCCCGCGATGATCTGGCCAATATGCCGCCAGAAGATGCCGTTATTTTGAGGAACTGGCGACCGCGCCCGGGCTATCTGGAGACACGGGCTGGTGCTGGGGCGGTGATTGGTTCGGCATCGGGAGCCTACGACAGCATCGGCACCATCCACACATTTCGGTCAACGTTCGGTGACGTGATCATTTTCAGTGCTGGTAATCTGCTGTTTTCGTATGACGGGACCAATGTCGAGCTTCCATTCAACGGCGGCACAACAACAGGCGCAACATTCTGGGACGCTGCGCACTTTCAGGATCGGTTGATCATGACGCTGGGTGATGGGTTGACCGCTGCCCAGGTCATCACGTTTGACGGCACCACGGTATCAGCAACGGCGCTGAATATCACGGCAGGACCAGATGAAGAGGATATCCGTGGCGTTCAGGTTCACAAAGGCCGCGCGTACTATTGGGAGACGGCCTCGCAATCATTCTGGTATGCTGCAGCCGGGGCTTTCCAGGGCAATCTGACCGAGTTTGATCTCGGGCCGGTGCTTCGATCCGGCGGCGCGTTGCAGATGATGCTGTCGATTTCGGTTGATGGCGGCGGCGGCAAGGATGATCTTGCGGCGTTCGTGTTTTCGTCCGGTGAGGTGCTGCTGTATCAGGGCGATGACCCTGGCGACCCGCAGGCATGGGAATTGATCGGCAGCTATGACATCGGCCAGCCTGTTGACCCGCAGGCGCACGCGAAACTTGCAGGCACTGAACTGGTGTACACCACTGACGGGGTTGTCGATCTTTCACAGGCGATCCAGCTTGGCCGGTTTGGTGAGTCTGCCGAGTTTACGCGCAAGATCACCAACGCAGCAACTCAGGCAGGACGCGATTACCTTGCAAACCCTGGCTGGCAGATTGTTCACGCGCCGGGTGATAACTGCGTGCTGCTGAACATCCCGACTGGATCGGGGAACTATCGCCAGTACGTTCGCGAGACTGACACCGGCGGTTGGTGGGAGTGCCGTGACTGGAATGGCCGGTTCACCGTGTACAACGACAAACTGCACATGGTGATACTCAACATTGACACCCCGGCGATTGTGCAATGCTTCACCGGCACAAAAGACGACTACCAAACAGAAAATGACAGCAAGGTCATCCAGACCACGGCACTACCGGCATTCAACACCATGCGCCAGCCAGCCCGCAGAAAGCTGCTGACGGTCACAAAGCCTTTCAGTAATTACGGCTCTGGAACGTTTCAGATCACTGGCAAGGCTGAGTTTGATGTTGACGTGCCAACCGCACCGGCAACGGCAACAGGATCAACAGCCAGCCGCACACAGCCCAACATCAGCACGTTTGCCAACGGCCATTATCTGAGCTACATGGTGCAGACGGCTGAGCTTGACCAGCAGATACAGTGGAACAGCACAACTCTGCACTTTGAGCAGGGTGGGCCGGTATGACGCGAATCAAGCGCGGCAACCTGCATAATGTCCGAAAACAGATTGCTGAATCAGTTGATGTCATCACGCTTGGCGCTCTGACCGATGTATCGATAGTATCGGTTACAGATGGCGAAGTACTGGTTTACGAATCAGCCAGCAACAGCTGGAGAAACCGGACGTTTCAGGAAGCTAACATTCAGGTTCAGGATGACTTGCTGGACGATATCGCGGCACTTGCCGACCCTGATGCCGATCGGTTGCTGTTCTGGGACGATTCAGCAGCGACGATAACCTGGCTGACGGCAGGCACTGGGCTGACCATTACCGGAACGACGATTGAGGCTGCTGGTGGTGGTGGCAGTGAAAAGCAGGGCGCTTCGTGGTATTCGGGGCAGGCAATCAGCGTCAGCGATGTTGAACCTATCAGCATATTCATTCCCGAAGCCGTGACCATCGCAGGCGCTGAGATACAGACGCGCGGCGGCACAGGAACATGCACGCTTGACATCCTGCTGGATCAATTCAGCGGTGCGCCACAAAGCATCGTGTCAACAAACCCGCCACAGATCAGCAGCGGAACATCCTACACCGATACCACGTTGACAGGATGGACAACATCCATCCCGGCAAGATCGGTGCTGACGTTTCGTGTTTCTGGAACAATCGGATTCAGCCTTATTACCATTTTATTGGAGTTTTCATAAATGGCAGTCCCAACACTAATCACAGGCACCGGCGACGGCGCCGACGGCAGCCTGGTCACGTTTCTAGATGCCAACCTGCCGACACTCGGCTGGTCAACGCCTTTCACCAACACGGCAACGAAAGGCGTCTATCGCAATAGCCCGACTGCTGGCAGCGGGAGCTATCTGCGTGTGATTGACGCTGGCGCAGATCACGCGGCAGACAGCCGCAGGGCTTCTGTGCAGACCTATACCAGCATGTCGGACATTGACACCGGCACAGATGTGAATCCCGGCAGCGGGGAGACGTATTTCACCAAGTCAGAAAGCGCAGACGCCACCAGCAGAAATTTCATGCTGTGGGGCACCAACCGCTTCTTTTATTTTTTCAGCTGGTTTGCTGCAGCTAATCCCAACAATTCCGGCTGGCGCGTTTTCTGGTGTGGCGATCCTTCCGGCTTGTATAGCAACGACCCCAATGCCTTCTGCTTGGGTGCTAGCGAGTCCACAGCCACGTCCGTCACCACTAGATCGTCTGCATTGCAGAATGTAGCGGCCGCCAGTACGACGACGACTACGGAAGTCCTCAATCACTGGACGCGTGACTTTAGCGCCAGCATAGGCTCGGTCAAAGGCGGACTGCAGACCGCGCCAAACGCTGGCGGAAGCACAAATTATGCGCCCGGCTCGCAGCAAGACTATCCTAACGGCCCAAATACGATACCTGTGGCCAAGATATTTATCATGGAAGCATCTGCCCCGACTGCTAGCAGGTTCCACCGCGCTTCCCTGCCTGGAGTCCTTAATCCCCTCATCAATCTGCGTATGTCCAACCAATCGGACTTCACCGATGGCGATTCTGTGGGTGGCATCAACAATGGCAGCGCCATCATATCAGCGCGCTTCACGCCTCTTAATCCGACCCTTGGGTGGAATGCCTCTTCTTTTGCCGGGGCAATTCTGTTGGACACAACCACCGACTGGGATAACTGGTAATGGCGGCCGGGTTCATCACTGGCGGGCCGCTCGGCGTCGGCCTGAACCAGTCCTATATTGGCGGCGGTACGCTGGGCGGAAAACAATCCCCGTATGTTGTGACATTCAACGGACAGCCGCTGCAAGCAAACGTTCTAGTGTATGACGATATATTGAGAAGCATTCTTGTTGCAAACATTTTCAGCAACAGCGATGGAGAATGGGAATTAACCAACGTGACCACTGAGCGCCCGTTTATGGTTTTGTACCGCAAAGCCGATGGTGAGATCGTTGGCGGCGCGAACATCTTCGCAGTCTAATGGCATACACACCACCACCCGGCAATCAGATTCAGTTCGCCTTCAAAGGCGGCTATATCGTTCCGCCGGGAGACAAGATCGCCTTTGGCTTTGGCGGCGCGTCAACGGTTTTTCACGTGGCCATAGGCTATCAGCCGTATGACCCGGCGCTGACGAATACCTTCAGTCAGGTTTTCGCTAAGCAGAATCAGTAAGCTGATCCCGAGCTTTCTCCTCAATACCAGCCTCCAACTCACACAAGTAACCGCCTACCATCTGGTAATGGCTGGTCAGCTTGGCGAATGCATGCCGACTGATACCCAGCTGCTGCGCGCATTTGCTGGAGCTCAGCTTGCCGTGCGCAATCTCATGGATTGCCAGCGCTACTATCTTGCGGTGCATGGCTGGTGATATGGCAACGCGTCCTGTGTGCAAATGACGCAGCCACGTTGATGTCAAGATGTCATCCTTGCTGGATGAGGTGCCCAGATAGCGGGCTGAAAACACACACATTTCCTCGCTGGTGAAACAGGCCATCATCCCGGCTGCTTCGTTTCGCGTCCACCCCCCCGCGCTCTTTGGCGTCCCCTCAAAGTCTGGCGACTTCAGCAATATGGCCAAGGCCATTTTCTCAGCCCACGATATCCGGGCAGCTTTTCCCTCATAAGTCTGAGTAGATTTCGATAATGACTGCATATTCTTTCACCTCGCCTTTTCGCTGGTTGTAGCGCCATGTCACGCGATTGTCACGATCATCAACACCGATCCATTTTGCTATCTGATCACGGATGGCCTTGAATGATGCTGGTAGATTGTCGCCTGCATCAAACTCTCTGGGAGCTATTCTGGTCAGCCATACATCACACGGC